ATTCATGTCATGAAGAGCCTTAGCTAATTTTAAACGCTCACAATTTATATCTCTTTTATGTGTACCAATACTTGCTGATAAAGAAAAACTAGAAGCACCTACACCAATACCAATAGTGCAAATGTCTTGTGACATGTTGCTGAGTGCTGGTGCATTAGCCGAGTTTACTGTACGTGTGTCACCAGTATAAGAGTTATTGTTGTTAGTGGTATCATTGTTGGTAGTTGCATTGGATGAAGCCCCCGTGGCGTATGTAGTGCTGGCCTCACTGTGATAGCCGCCTGTAATGGCAGTGTTTGTTGCTGATGATCCCGTGGTAGATTGTGTGTTGGTTGTTGATCCTGCACCCGATACGTCTGCCATCGCTTGATCAAATAAAGCACCAAATGCCCATAGTAATAAACATGATGCGAATAAAATTATAATTAGTTTTTTCATGGGTCGTCCTGTTTATTCGTTAATAATCTTATCACAATGTTTAGCACCGGTAGAATCCGTTGTCATTAAACATTTTTCAATAGAGCAAGTATATTTATTTGTTTTGCCTGAGTTTTTCTCAGCAAATCTTTTTGATGCTAGGCACGTACTTAAATTATCTTGGTGGTACCAACCTTCAACTTTTCGTTCTTCGCCTTGATGAGTCCAAAGGCTTAACAAGAATACTACTTCAATTACTCCCATTATATTTATCCTCCACGTCTATTAGTCTATCTTCGTGAAACTCTATAGTCATAGCGTTCTTTCCAATGTTAGGTATTTCTTCGTCAACCTTTTCTTGAATCTTTTCTACACTACCTGATAAATATTCTACCAGCATATATAGTTCTTGAATCTGTGGAGAAACCATATCTCCTTTGGGCACACCGGAAATAAATTCATTAGCTGCCTCTATGTCTTTTTCAATAAGTTGTAGTTGTGTTTCTATAGAATTTAATCTTTCAATAACACCGAAACCAAACCATGCTGCAACTACAGCACTGGCTACAATAGCAATAAGATTTTTAGCCGGCAAACTTACCGGCATATCTTCTGAAAGTTTCATAAATTTCCTTATTTTCTTTTCATAATATCGGCTGTCTTAAGTCCATAAATTGAACCCACGACCCCAATAAAAATAGTTTGGTACCAAAAAGGTAAGCTGCCAAACTTTTCAAAAAATAAATCAAGTTTCATTTGAATATCCGGATCACCACTAAACACAGACCAAATTAATAAAATTACTGGTGCTGATACCAAAATTAAAACAAACTCGTCTTTATACCCTTGGTCATTAGACTGACGTACTTGCGCTTGGTACTCAACTTCTCCACTAGCCATTTTACTAGCATGAAGTAAAGCAGCGTCAGACATAAGTATCTTAGCTTTTTGTTTATTAGCAAATATTGCTGAACCAGTTTTTAATACTGTTGGTAAAAGTGATAACCACATTATACAATTCCTCTTATCATTTCAGATAAACCATAAGCTCTATTAGGTGTTTGTTTTGCCCATCTAGAATCAATCATCTCGTCTGCGGCTTTGTTGTAATCTTGGTCTTTTAAACCTTGTATAAAATTAACAAATTTCTTCAACCTAGGTAAACCAAGTTGAAATGCCATTTCTATTAATACTGATTCCACTACTTCATGAAATGGAATATCTTCGTCCTCTAATAAATCGTGAGCGTTATCAAAAGCTGTTTTGTAATCGTCTTCAAACACGCCTTCTAATTCTTCGGGAGAATAAATTTCTCCAACTATAAAATCATCTTTAGCCGTAACTAAATGGCCGTAGCCTACTGTCTTATAACCGAGAGTATCCTCGTAGACAGTAGGGCTAAAACCTTCATGTTCTTTAATGCGTGATCTAGTATCCATTATGTAATAATAAACACAACGATAACTACGATACCTACTGCTATAATAATCTTAGATTTTTTGCTAAGACCCATATACCAGTTTTTTACCATATTTAATTTATCCATATCATTCTCCTTTGTTTAATAATTATTAAAGTATCCTCTACCCGGAACCGCACTAAAACTTGCACGATCTCGGTCTTCTGATCTAGCTCTTGCAAATTCTTCGTCATATACTGCTTTTAACAATTGAACTTTTTCGGGAGCTTTTTTCATTGCTAGATAGTAAGCTAATCCTGCAACTAAACACGGCAAAAATCTAAAAGATATATTAGCGTCGTCGGTCGGTGTGTCAATATCGTCTAATCTCTTTAGGAAATAATACCTTACAGAGTATGTAGATAAATCTGGAGTAGGGTACATAAATAAAGTGGGAGTAGTAGTCCTCTCAAAATAAAACTGAGCAGGTTTACCCTCTGCACTTTTATTAGGTAACATATGATAGTCAGCACGGCTAATTCTAGTCAGCGTTTGATCTATATTATTAGAGTCTCTTAGCACTACTTCTAGTAAATCAATAATATTGGTGTCTAAAGAATAGTCTGCGTCACTTGCTGTTGTTGTTTGAGTGCCAAGTTGTATGGTCCAAAGATTAAGTCCGTGGTTTGCCCATTCGGCCATCATTAGGTTCATGCTACGTACCGCTGTGCGTAAATCTTTACCTGATATATCCTGAAGACCACAACGTTCGTACGCTTCTTGAATTACTTCTGTTGCATCTATATTAAAATTAGTAGAACCTGATACAGCCATGGCTATTTCCTATTAAACTGTTTTAGCAAACTCTGCTACAATTGTGTACATATTACCAGCGTCAGCAGCCGCTGCTACAACAAAATTAATGTCGCCGTTGGTATTAGCATCAATGCTTGGTGGACATCCACCAAATTCTCTAAAGTCCCAGTATCCTGTTCCTGTTAAACCAAGTAAAGGTCTGTCGCCATCTGAATCTTCAAAATCTAAACGTCCGAATGCATCAAAGCCGTTACCATTACTGCATGAAAACCATATTCTTTGTAGGGCGCCTTTGGTAGCAACACCATTAGTTGTTCTTGCTGAAGAATCAAAAAGTACTGTTGTGCTGCCGTTTCCGTCTGATTGTACCACTAATTTTAATGTTACTCGTTTGTCGTTTTCTTGTAGGACCTCTGGTCCTGTTACTACATCTGCCATTTGTTTCCCTCCTTAATTAAGAAACATGTGGGGCCGAAGCCCCACATTAATTATTTATTTTAAGTTAATGCCGCCAGTATTCGCTGCAAGACCATCAATGATGTCATGTGCAAGGAAAGCTAGTGCTGCTGTAGAAGAGATACAAGTTACTTTAAAACTTGAACCTACTACTGCATTAGCATCGAAACCTACAGAATCATTTGCATCTGCAATACCTACATTGTCACCATCACCTTTTGGTACACAACCAATGATTTTTTCAGAACCATTAGTAATGATATCTACATCATTACCTGCTGTGCCTAACATTACAAAATGAAAAGTAGACCCTACACAATCAGCCGCTGCTGGAAGTGATAAAGTTGCTGCACCATTCATTGCAGGAAATGTTACAATAGATCCTGATTGTGCTGCTGTTAGTACTGTACCAGAAGTATATCCTGTTAAGATAGTTACTGTTGGAACCACAAAAGTAGTTGCACCTGTTATTGTAGATGTACCAGTACCTGTGATGTTACCGCTTGAATCGATATCAAAGTTAGTTGTTATTGCGCCCGTTGCTGCAGCTTTAGTGATTTGTTCAAAACCACCTTCTGATCTGACCGGACCGCTGTAAGTTGTATTACCCATATTTGTTCTCCGTTTTCCGTTAATATAGTCCTGAGAAAGTCTACTGCATGAGTCTATACTAACTAAATTTAATTATGCAGTGCGTAGATTATACGCTTTTAAAAGTTATTTTGCAAATAAAAAGGGGCCCGAAGGCCCCTTAATATCTTAGTCTTAATCTAATGATTAAGCACCTGGTGAACCAAAGATACCACGCCAGTCAGAAAAGCCGAAGCTGTATCTTTCTCTTGCTTTATATCTCATGTTGCCAGTATCAAAATCACCTTCCATAGCAGTTTTAATGGCTGCTCTAGTAAAGTGTTTTAGTCCGTTAGGAACATCAGTTTTGATAAAGAAAGCATCATCATCTGTTAAGAAATTATTAACCACATAACCTTGTGAAATCATTCCTTTAGAAGATAGTGCATTGATATCGTTATCAGCAGTTCCAACACGTCCAGTAGACTTTAAGATTCTTTCGGCTGTAAATTGTAGAGCTGAAGGTATAATTAATTTCATACCTCTTGCTGCAATCTTTAAGCCTCTTTCGTCTTTAAAGTTACCGATGTCAATCATAGCTTGCTCAAGTGAAGTTTCACTTAAGTCTGCAGATGTTGTTAACTCATTTTTTTGATCTGCACCAGAAAGGGTAGGGTGATCGGCAGCCATAAGGGCTTTTCCATCTCCACCATTTGCAGTAGCGAAACCGTTGTTAAGAACGTTTGCTGCTTTGATTTGCTTTGTGTTAGCCATAGATCTTGCTAGTGCTTTAGTATAACGTTTAGCGATGCTGTCATAAAGATTGTCTTCTACAGCTTCCTCAGTGATAGAGAAAGCGAGAGCGACAGTCTCGTGAGAGTAACGAGCTGTAAAGCTTTCGTTCGCTTGGTCATACGATACACCAGAACCTTCTGGTTTAACCGCTGCTTGTGCAAATCCACCTAACATTACTTCTTCTTCAAAAGCTCTGTCTGATGTTTCTGCGTCGAAAATCTCTGTATGTTGATTTTCGTAGTTTTTGTACTCAAGTCCAAATAATGCATTTAGACCTGGCTCTAGCTCTTTTGCTAGTTGTTGTCTTGATATAGCCATGTTTTAAATCCTCCTGCTATTAATTTAAATGAACCGAATCAGCTATAAAACATCTCATTACTGCATGAGTTGCTATAGAATTATCCGGGGTTTGAGCGAAGCCAAGCACTTTTGCGCCAGTCAATGTAGTACTATTAGTAGACACATCAAGTTCATCGCCAGAAATTCCTGTTGTAGAATTTCCTGCGTGAGTTTTAACGCTGTCCATATATAGTCCAACCATTGCTTGGGTAGGTGCTGTTGCTGAATCGCCTTGAGCTTCGTACACTTGGTACGGATCGTCGTATACAAAAACTTCTCCTTGAACACCAAGAGCGGTGCCGTCAAAGAAATTCTTGAAAGTTGGTTTATTAGTAGTGTTGTCGTCATACTTCAGACCATTGAATACCATGTTACCTGCAGTACCTGCAGCGGATACATTAACATGTCCACTTGCAAATATTACTAGGTCACCTTGGAACATCGCTACCGCATAATCAGATTTAATTGCATATTCTGATAACGCGCCGTTGTCTGGGTTTCCGCCAACTTTACCACTAGGTCTAAAACCAAAAGGGGCATCTGTATTAGCCATATTTTGTTTCCTCCTTAAAAGGGTTAAGTTATTTTATTAAATTGGAGGTTGATAAAAGATTATTCTTTTTTCGAGCCACCAAAGGTTACACGAGTCTGCCTTTCTTGATTGATCGGCATACTTGGGTGCTGTTCCTTCATGAGGTCGTTTTCTAAAGCTTCATTACGATCGGCATTCATTTGTGAATAATATGCCTCACGTTGCTTTGCGAGCTCTTCAGGTATCCTTGCCAGCACAAGGCCGCCAACTCCAATGACTCCTGCATGTTTACCGTCACTTACACTTGGATAATCTTCGTTCGGGTATTCATCGGCTCTCACCAAATCCCATCCTGATCGAATTTTGCCTGACATGTTCCGAGAATCTTCTTGGCCCATGCTTTCAGCTCTTATCCACCTATGTCTGTAACCGTCTGGCGCAGGTGGTGCATCCAGAGATGATGGTGGAGCCCAAACTTTAGGTTTTTCATTTTTAACCCTAGTTTCGCTCACGCGGGAAGTTTTAACAGTCTTGTTAGTATCTGTTGCTTTTTTAGTCATATGCTTATACCTCCTTTAGCGATAGTTGTTTCGCATACTCTTCGAGTGGCACACCTAATCTTTTAGAAATTGCTACCTGTGAGGGTGTGAGCTTCACGGTTTTTCTGCGTCCTTTTGTGGCTGGACGTTTAGCACTTGCTACATTTTGCACGGGTGCTGATGTAGTTTGATCTACTTTACCAAATTTGTGTGGAAATTCAAGTCTTATTCTTTTATCTACTTCAGAATAATATTCTGGTGTTTGGGGATCAAATCCTTCGTCTTCAACAAGCTTTCTATGTATATCAAATGCAGTGTAAGTCATTGCATTATCAGTACCAAACCAAGCATTTTTTGCAGACCAATCTTCAGCTTTAGGGTCAATAGTCTGTGCTGCTTGGTATATATCTTGGCTTGTAGGCATTTGTTCAGCAACCTGAGAATAGTTTTGAGGAGCCTGTTGAGGCGCCCTTTTTAACCTTTGTTGCTGATGGTGCTGAATTTGCTTTAATCTGTTTTCCTCCATGGCTATTTGTGCTATGGCTTTTTGTGATTCAACTTGTCGATCAATATCACCTGCTTCAACAGCTATTTTATATTCAGCTTTTGCTGCAGCCAATCCAGCAGTAACTTTACCTTCAAGTTCTTTAGTATAGTTAGTGCCTAAGTTATCATACCTATTTTTTAAGGAAGCAGCTTCTTGTTGTATTGATTGTGCATAAGAGATAGCTTCTTCTTTTTGCCTTTCAGCTTCACGCATCTTGCGTGTAAGTTTTGCTATTCTTTTGTTGACGCCTTCCGAGTATTCATTGAGTTCATCTTTTTGAACATCCTTGCTGACATCAGATTCCGTAGCCGTGTTATCGGGCTGTATATCGTCTTCTTTAATTTCTTCAACATCTATTTGCTCCTCTAATGATTGCTCCGGTGCTGGTGCATCCAGATCAATTGTTGTTTCTATTTCGTCAGCTTCGCCGACGTCTACTTTTTTTTCGTCTTCTTGCATAGTATAATCCTCCTATGATTTACATTGCGTGAATAAGATCTTCAGGACTATTTATTGTCCCTAGTATCTCATCATCGTTTAACATTCTTATCTCTCCACCTTCAATTTCCATTCGTGATCCTGCATAACGTGCAAAGACCACCCAATCCTTTTCCGCGCACCACGGACCGGTCGGATACTTCTCTTTATCCTGATAACATAAATCACCCATCTTCAATACGTATCCAACTTGCGTTGCAACACGTGCGCGATCTAATGTTTCCTGTGCTATAATAATTCCGCCCTTTGTTTCTTCTTTAACTTTAAAAGGCATAACAAGTATACGCCACCCAGTAGGGATCGGTAACTTTTCTAAACTTGTGGATTGTGTTTCTTCTTT